AGACTGCGCCACGACTTGAGCGCAGCGGTTGCGATTGCATCCATTTCGGTTCCTCTTGAGTTGATGAGATTGCAGTGTAGCACGGGATTACAGAGTGTGCAACATGAATTTACGCAGATTCGCGCATTTTCCTGTACTCCTTCACTGCCTTCCGCAGTGACCCCTCAGTCTCAGCCTTCTCTCCGAGTGCCAGCGCCTGCGCCTGATCGACCGTATCGAGGCACAGGATGCGGTGGCATGTGACAGGTCTGCCTTGACCTTGGCGGCGCAGGCGACCATTGAACTGGTTGTACAGGCGCAGGCTCCAGTTCAACCCAAACCAGACCACGGTGTTGCCCCGCTTCTGTAGCCCGTCGATACCGTGTCCCGCGCTGGCCGGGTGCGCGATCATCAGGGTGCAATCACCCGACACCCAGCGGCGCATGGCGTCGTTCAGCGACGACTCTGTGTTGCACTCTGTCAGGTTGATGGGTCGGATGCCCTTGAACCGCTCCATGATCCGCGCTGCATCACTGCGGTACGCATAGGCGCAGAAGATCGGTTGCCCGTTGGACTCCTCGATGATTTCCTCCAGCGCATCGAGTTTCAACTCGTGGATCGGCTCCCACAGTGGCATCCCCGGCACCGGGTAGGTAGCACCGTTGCTGAACTGGAGGCAGGTGTTCATAAGCGATGCCTGATTGAACATCTCCTTCTCTGCACCACTGTCCAGCTTGAGGAACATCTCCTTCTCCATCTGGTCATACCGTTCGCGCAGGTCGGGGGTCAGTTCCACGTTCACATCGTTGACGATGAGGTCGGGCAGCGGGTTGTAATCTGCTGCGCTCATCTCCAGCGTGATGTCACTCACCAGGGTCTTGATGGCGCTCTCAGCATCGTCATACGGCACCTCCTTGTACGGTCCCGTCTTGCGATAGAACCGGGTGCGGAACGCAGTCTTGCTGGTGCCCAGACGCTCACCCTTGTCCACCACGAGGTACTGCCCGTGCAGGTCCTTGTAACCCTCGCTGGCGGGTGTCCCGGTCAGACCCGTGGACCACTTGAATTGCCCCAGCACCTTCTTCAGCGCCTTGACCCTGTTGGTGCTGCTGTTCTTCATCTTGTCCACCTCGTCATAGACGATCCCGTCGAACGGGACCGGCAGTCCCTTGCGGACGAAGTAGGTGTGCAGACTTTCTGAGAGCCATTCGAGGTTCTCATAGTTGATCACGTAGATGTTCGCGGGTCTGAGCAGGGCACGGACCCTCTGGTCCTTGGTGCCCATGACCATGCTGAACGTGAGTGCCCCCAGATGGCTCCATTTGGCCGCTTCCTGCCTCCATACGAGGCGACAGACCCTGATGGGTGCCACGACCACAACGGCACGCAGAAAGCCCGTCTTGACGAGGTGCGCGACGCTGGTCAGGGTGATCGAGGTCTTCCCCAGTCCGATGTCGAGCCAGAGCATCGACGCGGGATGCGTACATTGGTGAACCACTGCCTTCTGCTGGTAGGGGTGCAGGTTCTCGGGGGTTAGCATGACATGTACGCCTTGATCACTTCCGCTGCGACTTGCGGGACGATTGCATTACCCGCTCCGCGCAGGACGCCCACTCGGTTGGGTATCCCATGAGCCAGAGGCTGAATCGTGGGTTTAACTGGCCGCGCTTTTCCATCGGAACATCGGACCCACTCAACCAGACTACTCGCCCAAGAAGGCTGTTCAGGGGTACGTTGTCGCACTGAGGACCATCCTTCCAGTCCCTTGTTGTTGTTGTTGTCGGCCAAGGGGCTAACTGAACTACCCCCGGCAACTTCAGCGCAATCCTGTTTGTCCCGTCCGGGTTCTTGCCCGAGTAGCAGTGAGTACTTCCCGATGTGTCGTTCACCAATGGAGTCGGCCACGGTGCCAGTTGAGCTGCATGGTGCAAACTCACCCCGTGCATCCCCACCCCAATGTTGCAATCTTTTCTCAACTTCAATCCATCCCTGTGGTTGTTGCAGTCTGGAGTCGGCCACGAACCATAGGCGCTGCCTGATGTGCGGTGCCCCGACGCACGCAGCAGGCAGACCAAGCGCCCCGAAGGCGTAACCTTCTCCTTCCATGTCATCCTGAACAAGGTCGAGCCACTTGTGGTTAATTGCTGCTTCAACCTGCTCACCAAAGATGACTGGAGGTCTGCACTGCTGGATGAGATGGAACCACGAGGGCCATAGGTGCCGCTCGTCAGCAAACCCATCGCCTTTGCCTGCCGCGCTGAAAGGTTGGCAGGGGCAGCTACCCGTCCACACAGGTCTGTCGTCGGGCCACCCGGCAAGTCGCAGGGCGAGGCTCCAGCCCCCAATGCCTGCGAAGAAGTGGACCTGAGTGTAGCCAGCCAGATCGGCAGGGGTAATGTCTTCAATGCTTCGTTCATCAACAACTCCAAAGGGGATATGCCCAGCGCAGATCAGTTCGCGTAGCCATGCCGCTGCGAACGGGTCATGCTCGTTGTAGTAGTTGGCAATCACAACATCAACCTCACCTGATCCACCATCGACTTACCAGCAGTCACATTGTCGATCACGTACACCATGACCCCCTGCTCCCTCAGACGCTCATGCTCCCGCTGCTGCGCTGGTGTCGGCTTCATGCCCTCACGCTTGAACTCAACGAAGAACACCTTACCCCGTGGCGTGATGTACAGACGGTCAGGCACCGCAGCACGTTGGGGACTGGTGAACTTGTACACAAGGAACCCCTGCTCCTTGGCATAGGTGCCGACCCTTTCTTCGATCTGTTTCTCAAGCATCTTTTTCATTTCATCCACTCCGGGAATTTGTAAATGCGTTGTTCGGCAATAGCGAAATACTTGGCGTCTTGCTCGATGCCGATGAAGTTCCGATTGGTGTTTACGCAGGCCACACCTGTCGTTCCGCTTCCCATGGTGTTGTCCATTACTGTCTCGCCTTCGTTGGTGTAGGTGCGGATGAGGTACTCCATCAGTGCAACGGGTTTTTGGGTTGGGTGGAGGCCACGCTCACCATCACGGCCTGAAAACTCAAGGATCGTTGTTGGGTGTTTGTCGGCGTATTCTTTACCAGCAGCGCCAAAAGCCACAGCCGCATCGGTCTGCCTAATTGGAATTGCGCTGGATTGTTTGTTCCCCCCCTTCTTTATGGGCGTTTCTCGCATGGTTTTTTGCGGGAAGTAGATTGGCATCTTGTCGCCAAACGCAAACACCAAAACATCCTCATGTATGCGTAACGGCATTCGGTTGGCCTGAACAAAGTTTCCAGCAAACTTCTTGTCCCATACCCACGAATACCTGAAAGCCGTCAGATTTGACGCAGCCAGGGTTGTAGTGAACGGCTGCGAAGCCGTCAGCACAATCGCCCCGTTGCGCTTAATCACACGCCTGTAGTGTGCCCACAGCGGCTCAAACGGAATAACCGAATCCCACTTGCATGCCGTGGTTCCATAAGGTAAATCACACAGAATCATGTCCACCGAACCGTCGGGAATCTTTCCCATCAGTTCAAGGCAGTCACCTTGCATCAGATTGATCATGTCAACCCCTTCACCAGTTTGTTCACTTCGTTCACGTAGTAGTCAAGGTCGAAGACCACCTTGTCCAGTCCTTCAATGTCGTTGAGTACCTGCACCCCGTAACCCACATGCAGGTCGAAGTAGCGCATCTCGGTCTTACCCTTGAGGGGCGGCATGATCTTGATCAGGGAGGGTCCACCCTTGACAATGGCATACCGGGTGATCCGCTGATGCTCGATGCGCTCATCCCCGTCCATCGTCATCAGGACCGATGACCTCGGCACCTTGGTCCGCAGCAGAAAGTCCATCTTGTCGGGCCAGTTGGTGATGAGGGTGCGTGCATCGGCACCGTTGAGCAGCACCTGTTCTGCGACCTTGGGGACCACCAGGGCGCTCTGGTTCTGGTGCCACTCAAGGTCGTACTCGAAGGCACCCTTGCGCTTGATCATTTCATCCACTCCGGATAGTTGTAAATGCGTTGTTCGGCAATGGTGAAATACTTGGCGTCTTGCTCAATGCCGATGAAGTTGCGGCCTGTATTGACACACGCGACACCTGTCGTTCCGCTGCCCATGCAGCAATCGAGAACAGTGTCGCCTTCATTGCTTGATGCAAGAATCAGTCGTTCCATCAACTTCAATGGTTTTTCAGTTGGGTGAATTTTTGACCGTCCTGAAGGTGCTTGCCACAAAGCCTTCTTGCAATGCTCGTTGAATGTGGCGGATGCCTTTCGAGCGAATACACAAAATTCCAGACCACTGAGCCAAATGCGGGTTCCGTTCATTGGACTTGGGTTTGTTTTCTCCCATACGCAAACGCGGGTTGTCATGCCGTGACTTTTAAGATTCCTCACAAGAGTGCTTATCTGTTCTGTCCCACAGAATGCGTACACTGTCCCACAGCAAACACGATTAAATTCCACTGACAAGCGTTGAAGGTCAATAGTGCAAGTGTCTGCGTTCCCCCTATCAAGTAATCGAAGACCACCACTTTTTTGACTTACCTCACCATAAGGTAAATCGCACAGAATCATGTCCACCGAACCGTCGGGAATCTCCCGCATCAGTTCAAGGCAGTCACCTTGCATCAGATTGATCATGACTGACCCCTTACACAATGAGGGCTACACCACAGCGTTTCGCCCGCCGAATTGGCGACGGCTTCATCTGTCAACGCATACCCTTTTCGTGCTTTCCATGTGCGGGTGTGCCATCCCATGAGAAGAAGGAAATCATGGTCATTCGCATGACCACACAGGACAATTCTGAGTTTAGGGTTTGACCCGTTCTCGATACACCACTCTCGGACCCTCTCGTCAATGCCTAAGCCCATGCCACCAGCAGACCCGTAATCCATAGACCCTTTCAAATACGGAGGATCAAGGAACAAGCCAGTCAGACCGTGGCGCGTGGTAACGGATTCCTTGACCACCCGACTCCAATCGCCACAGGTTACGCGCACATCACGCAGGCGGTCGTGCAGCTTGCCGAACCATTCCATGATGTAGGCACGGCGCGGATGGCCCTGTCCAGCATCGCCCAGGTGCGGGAGCTGGCGGTTGATGCCCTTCCCCGCATTGCCCAGGTGCGGGAGTCTTCTGCTTATTCCAGCATCACGGTCTGCTGGTTTGATTTCGCGTTTATCGACGATCTTTTGTCCGTCATGCACCCATGGGCCTTTGCCGTCACAAAAGCCTGCGCCAATCCAGTTGCACAAACCCCAGCACCACCATCCGGCAATCTTGGCATCAAACCAGTCGGGGTCAGCGTGCAGATTTTCGGTCAGGGTTCCGGTTTGGCGCACCAGCCACGAATGGCGGGCGAACAGATCGACCTCGTTGCACGGCCAGTCGGCATGGTGCGCGACGGCATCGGGGTCGGCGGCGATGGCGCGCCAGAAGTTGGCGACGAAACCATCGGCGTCGTTGATCGTGGCGATGCGTTTACCATCGGGTGCGCCCAGCAACATGGCGGCGCTCCCTGCGAAAGGTTCGACGTAGTTCTTAACATTCCCGAATGCTTGCCACACCTGTTCGCAAGCGCCGGACTTCCCGCCAAAGTACGGAAAAGGGGCTGCAAGGGTGCCTGATGTACTTTTCATTGATTATTCTCCGCGATATAGTTGTTCACATCCCTGATCCACATCCGGCTGT